CTGCATTAGTTTCTGAACCTATAAAAATTTTACCTCCTAATGTATGACTTACTCCACTTGCACTTATATTACCTGAAGCTGTTATGTTAGTTAAATTTAACGAAGCTTGTCCAGTTTGACCTATATCAAATATGTTTGGTGATTGTAATGCAGCAAATTTATTTCCATTAATGTCAAATCTATTAGCAGCTATAACAGACGATGTTATACCTACTGATGCTGTTATTTGAGCGAATCGAACTTTGGCAGAAGTTTCCATTCTTTGTTCTATCGTAGAAAGATAATTCCATTGAACATTATTTGCACCTAATGTTTGAAGTTCAGCCAGTTCTGTAGCATCTAATACTACACTTCCTGTACCATCATATAATATCGCACCATCTGTGTGTACAACACGTTGGAACGTATCTTGTATTAGCGAACCTGATAGATTGGGTAGTGCCATCTATATAACCCCTTATTTTCGTTTTTCTAAAACTTTAATAACCTTTTCAATAACTGGTGCTTTTTGACTTTCAGTTATTGGATTTTGTTGTATATACTCTGCAATAATATTATTCAATTTATCTTTTTTTATAGATAAATTATTTAAGTTTATATCTTCTTTAATTAACATTTTCATTAAATTTACAATATGTTCTTTTTCTGTAATTGTTGGTTGTGATAATACCTCTACCTGAGATTGAGGCGTCTTAGAGGCCTCGCTGATGGAACCTCTGTTTTGAGATTTAATTTCAACAGTCACTTTCCTTGACGCCTCAACCATAAAGGTAGATTCCCATGGTGTAAAATAAGTATCATCTGCAATTATCTCCAATTTTATTGTACCTTTAGTACTTTCATCAATTAAACCTTTTAGTCTTTTAACAGGTACTTTTACAATACCTGAATTTGAAATTGTACCCTTGAACATCACGTCAAAACCATCTGCTTCAACAACTAGTCTTGCTTTTGACTGTTTAAGAGATGCTCCTTCAAGTTTTATTTTTGCCTCGAAATTTTCTATTTTATCCGTGTATAATTTGTACATTTTTCTTTAACTCCTCTGCTATTAGTTTTATATCTTCTATGTGCAGTTTTATATTTTCAATTTCTTTTTTTTCGTCATAAACTTTTATTCCTTTTCTCCACATCAAAAGTCTTACTACTTGACGACGCTTCTTTTTATCTTTATCTCGCTTTCTCCAGTTTTTACCACCAGATACGATTTCGTCTATTACTTCTACAAGATTCCAATAATGGTCGTTTGAATCCCATCTAAAATCTGCTATATCCCAATTAAGCGTTGCCATATATAAATATCATCCTAGTTATTAAAAGGTTCCTCCATCAATGGTAAGTACACTTCCTGTAAACGTTGGTATTCCTGATGAAAATACTCCTTTTGTTGCTGTCATAGTTCCTTGTAATAATACATTACCTGAACCATCTATTTCAAAATGGTTATTTGCTGTAAACGCTGTACCTTGATGTATTGCAAATTTACTTTGGTCGCTGTCAACTCCTACAGACCATCTTTTACCTGATGCATTATTATAAAAAGAAATTCTTCTATCGTGGTTTTGACCTGTTCTCATATTACCTATTATTAAAGGACCGTTATCAATTTGTATATATGCGCTATTTGTGACGTGAACAACACCTTCAGTCAACATAAATCCTTCACTAATTGCTCCACCAACTTCAACAGAACCTATTCCAAATCTCATAGAACCTTTAATTGCATTTCCATCAGTTTGTACACCTTCAACAACACCTCGAATTCTTAACGCTGTTGCATCTTCTCTATCAGTTATCGATAAGTCTTCCCATGCTATAGTACCTAGTACGTCACCTGCAGACGCTGTTCTTGGAGCGTCAAATGTACCTGGTGAATATGTCATTACTATTTCAGAACCAGACGTTTCTGCATCTGCAGCTCCTCCTGCTGAAACATTTTGATATTTCTTAGTTGTTATTTTACCTGCTGCAAATTCTAATTCTTCTGTACCTGAAGTATTTCTAAATTTAATTGTGTCTGCTTTTAAGTCAATATCATCTGTAGGGTCATCTGTACCTATACCTAGTTTACCTGAAGAAGACGCATAATAATGTACTCTATTATTAGCTCCACCTTGAGCTGTAGATTCTCTAATAGCAAAGTCACCTAAATCTGTTACATTTATTACAGTAGAAGAAGTTAATTGATTTGGCATTCCAAAACCTTTAGTAGGTGGGAAATATAATGATGCTGTAAGTGATGATGTTCCACCTGTACCATCTGAACTACTCCACGCACCTTGATATGCCCAACTTGCCGTAAATAAAGAAGCAGAACCTATAGGTATATTTTGAGAATTAGGACCTGATTCTGTTGCTTTAATAAGACCACCTGTAAATGCACCTCCAAAAGAAGATGAACCACTCACGGCCATTGAATATGTATAAAATTGTATCCACGAACCTGTAAAATATCCTGTACCTACAGAAGGATTACTTGAAGAATAATATGAGTGAGATACCCGTGGCCAGCTACCTGTAAAAAATCCTATAGTACTACCTGATTGAAAATATCTATATGCCATTATTTATTCTCCAACTTTTCAATTCTTTTGTTTAACTTGTCTATTGTTTTTTGCTGGTCTTGTACAGACTGTATAAGTAATGGTACCAAATCATCATAAGATATTGTCATAGGGTTTTCGTCAACATCTCCATAACCATCTCCACCTACAGCTTGAGGGTAAACTTCTTCCAGTTCCTGTGCTATAAGTCCTGTTCTCTTTCTAGTTCTTCTTTCTATAGGTGTTCTTTTATAATAAAAATCTCTTACACGTATTTTTAATAATTCTGAAATACCTAGTTTTGTAGGTGTTATTTCTTCTTTCAGTCTTTTGTCTGATGTGACTTCATATACAACTGCGTTTGCAAAATCCGTACAGTCTTTTCTTATACCACCTGCATAATATCCAAGACTGGCTGCGTCGTCATATACTCCTGCATTACAAACTGCTTCGAAGTGATAAAATGATAGATAAAACGCATTAGGTAAACCTCCAGCATTATTTCCAGCTATAGGTCTAAGTCCAGTACCTACTGTACATGAGTAAAAACCACCACCACCTTTTTGATGTATAAAAGTTTGTACAGGTTTTGTTGATGTTTGTATTTTAACACCGTGACCTGCTCTATTCCATAATTCGTCAGAACAACATTGAGCATCACCAGGCTGTTCTGATGGCGGGCCTGTAGTATTAAATATTGCAGCATAAGGAACACCTTGCTCCATTGAAGAAATTGGTCCTGCCCAATTATTAACTTGTAGCCAACATGCTTCAGCATATCTACTTTTGTATGGTGCTGTTTGGTATTCTGCATTCATAGAAGGTTTTGTAAATCCGTATGTTACAGGACAGCCTTGTATTTCGTGTGTGCTTATATGATAGTCATGACCATGACACATTGCAAACACATTTGCATCAGCCGACATAGGCCTACAAGTACTACAGCAGCTACCACCAGACCCACCGCCTCCAACAACATCGAATGTTATTGTATCAGCTGATACATCATTTGTAATATTCATATTTGAACCAGCAACAAGTGTAAGATTGTCTTTACAATTACCTGGGTCTGCATAAATTGGGTCTGAGCCATCTACAGAAAATGTTGCAAATCCAGGACAAGGTATCGTATGGATTGTTACTGTATCATTGGTAACATCACTCTCCATTCTTATACCTGTACCTTCTTTTAATACTAAAGTATCTGCAGAGGATGCTGACAATACTGTATTTCCTGTTGCAGGTCCAACTGTAGCGCCAGATGAAGATGCTGCAATTACAAATGAATATGCTTCATCTACACCACCTCCAGTACCAGCCTGCGTTGAGGATATCGTTACTGTATTACCTGCACGTGAAGTTGTTATATTTGCACCACCTGCAATTACTACAGTTTCACCATGAGATATATCTGTTGGAGAACCACTGCCATCATCTATTTTCCAAATCGTTAATTGATTTGTATTTGTGTCAGTTGCATTAAATGTTACAGTGTCTGTACCTGCATTGGTTGTAATTGACATATTAGAACCAGCTGCAAAAGTTAATGTATCTGTTGTTGTGTCTGCAACCACATTTGATTGACCTGCAACAGCTATTGTTTCAAATAAATTTTGGTCAGCACCGCCTCCGCCTCCATGCATTGCTGCTGATGATGTTACTTTTAACTGGCCTGTTACTGGGTCCCAATTAACAAGTTTTGATTGAGACGCTTCAGGTAAACAAGGAAAGTATATTGAACCAGACGTTATCCAAGAGTCAGTACAAAGCTGGCCAAACAAACCTGGACCTGACATAGTTATAGGACCACCTGCAACTACTGGACCAGAAAATGATACTGCGTTACTCATTGTAAGAGGACCAAATATATTTGTCGTACTTATATTACCAAATGAGCCAGAGCTACCGCTAACAGTATTTGCTACAACATTTGTAAATGTTGCTGTAAGCTCATTTTTCCACGGTACTTTATCTATTACTGCAGTATAATTTGATATCATTCCATAATCATTATAGAATTCAAACTTAAAGTCTAATGAGTCGTATGCTGCAACATTACATTTTATTGTAGGAAATATTACATCGAATGTTCCTGGTGTATATCCTTTTCTATCCCAAGGTTTTATTGATATATTCCAAAAGTGCCATACACCTGAATCTATTTTGAATTTAGGCAGGCCGTGTTCTGTACCATCTGCCTTGAATATAAATTTATATCCTTTTTCCTTAAAATTATCTTTATCGTCTAATTCTATATGCTTTTTTCTTACTGCAGTGTCTTCTATCATTCCAATGAACTTACCATAATCATCTCCTCCATCAGTAAAGGCTGAGCCTGACATGTATATTGTACATTTAGGTTCTACTATAGGTGCAGGGTCTGGTATTGGTGTCCATGTAGGTAGTTGTGTTTTAACAGATACAGCTTTGAACGATAATTCATACCACTGGTCTTGGAAAAACGATGCTGATTCCTTAGATTCTAACCACCAATATTGAGTACCATCTAAAGCAAGTGCTTGTTGGTTATCACCAATTCTTAAATTATCCTCAACAGGAGGATTTTCTCCCGACGACTGCTGTTGATATAGTGACATCGAAGGTGTAGTACCTCCTACACAGCTTGTTGTCCAATATGTCATTAAAGTATTTATACCACCAAATGCAACACCCCATTTAGAAAAATCACCTATAGGTGCTCTATATTTTTGAAAGTCTTTTCTATATAAAAGTTCTTGTGGAATTATATTGTTATCTGACGCCAATACCCAATCAAAAGGAGCTTGATGATTTTTCATATAACATTTTACTCTTGTAACGTCACCTGTTAAAGGCTCTAAATTATTAAATGTTACATGAGCATAAGATGTATTTAGAGGCTCGCCACTTGAACCTGTTGGTGATGCACTATAACTCTGAGGTGTTTCTGACCATATCAATTCAAAATTAGAGTTTTCAAATTCATAGTGCTCAAACTCTTGATATTGTGCAGCTGTATTACCTTGAAATGTTGTATGAGGCGTATTTGTTCTTGCTTCAAACGGAGACAGTACTTCTGTTATTGTTGTAAGATAAGCACCTGTTACGTATGCTCCAACATTATTTGTAAGTCCTGATTTTTCAAAAAGGCCATCACCTTGTTCTGTTTCTGCATATTGAGGAGGAGCATTATATCCAGCTATTGAAGAAGGTCGTGGATTTGAAGGTTGTCTTACTATAAGAATACCACCTTCCATATCTTTTGTAAACCCTCCAAAATCTATTAAATTTGTATTAGGTTGAGCAAGTGTTACGTATGTTCTATCTGCAGCTTTTTTATATGATACTTGAGCTAGTGTATTAACAGACGAAGAAAGTGTATAGCTTGAAGTTTTATTTTGATATTCGGAAGCAGTAGGCCACCCTATAGATGAAGAAAGTTCAGGGTTATAGCTTAGTTTATAAAAAGGTTTTAACACCTCTTTTATTTCAATAACAGGTTTGCTAAATTGGTTATATATAATTTTTGAACTATTTGGAGACATAGGCTGTGCAGTAAACTGTCTTGTCCATCTAAAGTTTACTATACCTGCCCAATCAGGAGGTATTGCTGCACCATTAGGTGCTCTTGTTGCGACACCCATTAACGTAACAATAACCTCACCAGGTGGAGTTTCAGGTGTTATATCTATTGCAATTACTCTATTATGAGCATCGTCATTTAAGTCATATACCTGAGTTTTTATTAAATTACCTTGCGAGTCTAATGCTTCAATTAGTATTTGAGAGTTTATTTCCATAGTATCAGAATTACCTCTAATACCAATTAGGTTTTTACCTCCGTGTAATATAAATGATGGGTCATAGCTCAATCTAAAATAATTAGAAGACCTATCGTCAAAGTCATCAAAGTACGCGTCTCTAGTAACGAGGTCTTGAAAAAACTCTTGACCTCTCAATGTTTCTACTTGTAGACGTTCTATTCTATTCTGTGCCATTCGAAATTCCCATTATATATAAATATCATACACTACACAATAACTTTACTATAGCCGCGGCTTTGATTTATTTCTATTAAACCGTCGACCATATCTTTCATTATATCTATATGGGAAATTATCATTACAAAGTCAAACTCTGTTTTTAGGTAGTCAAAAAGCATTGATAGCGAATTAAGATTTTCTAAATCTAAATTTCCAAACCCTTCGTCTATTGCAAGGAAGCTAGGTCTTGGAAGATTTGATATTTTTATAAGAGCGACTCTAATTGCTAAAGAACTAATAAATTTTTCCATACCACTTGTAAGTTCTAATGGCCATTTGTCGTCATCTCCATATTTTATATTTGTCAATATGTTTTTACCATCAACATCAAACTCTATTTCGTAGTCAACAATTTGAGAAAGAGTATTGTTTATCTCTTCCTCTAAATAAGGTAATGTTTCTGCAATTATTTCATAAGGTATACCATCTCGTCTTATAGCATCTAGATAGTATTCGTATGATTTGAGTTTTAATTCTAGTTCGTGAGCATCTTTAATTGTATTTTCAATATGAGAAATATTTTGTTTTGTTATAGAAACATTACTATATGCCTTTTGTATTTTTGAAGACAACTCATCTAATTCTAGTTTTATACTTGACTTTTCTATTTCAAGACTTTCAATAATTTTATTTATTTTTTCATTTGCCTTTATAGTTTCCTTGTTTTTATAGTATTTTTCTATATCCTTTTCCACGCCTCTTAAATCAGTCTTAAATGCACGTAAGTCGGACTTTCTCTGTTCTGACTTAATAATAATTTCTGAATTATATTGGCTTATTTGCAGTTTTTCGGCGTTTAATGTATTATATGTGTTAATTAACTTTTCAACCTCTATTTTCTCTAATAATATATTATCTGATATGCCTTTGTCGTGTAAAAGTTTTTTAACAATAATTTTATCTTCTTCTAACTCTACTTTAGCTTTGTCTGCAGCTTTAACAAACTCATTGTTACAACAATATTTACAATTAGGGTCATATTCGTGTGTATCTAATTTAGATATAAGGTCAAGCTTATTTCTTACACTAACCTTTTTTACTTCTATTTCTCTAACAAGTCTAGAGTTATTTTCTTTTTCAGAATCTAATACAGATTTTTTAGCATTTAATTCATCTATATTTATTTTTGATATTTTAGAAACAACATCAGACATTTTAACTTTATTGGCTTTTTTATAGTTTTTATATTTTTCTAATTTCTGATTATTAAATTCTATTTCTCGTATACGCCTATGCTTTCTTGATTCAAGTGCATCAATATCATTTTCTACAGTTATATTTTTAAGCTCTTTTACTTTATTGTGTATTTGCTCTTCTTTCTTAGAATATTTTTTCTGTATTTGTTTTTTATTATTATTAAGCTCTTTATATATAGCCTCATATTCTAAAAGTTTATCCTCTTCATCTATTAACTGCTGTGAATAATCTGTTTTGCCAAAATTACGAAGTAATATTTGTACCTCTTTTATCTCTTCATTTGCAAGCTGATATAATTCTTCAAATACAGTTATATCTAAAAACTGAGAAAGTAAATCTTTCTTTTCAACCTGTGTTTTATCAATGAATCCTGTATTGTTATTTTGAACTGACATTGAAGTTAGAACAAAGTCATTGTATAACCCAAGATAACCTCTTATATTTTTATCAGTTTGAGTTCGCTGCTCTCCATTAAGAGATATAGGATTGTCATCTTCACCAATCATCCAAAAATCTACATCAACACGAACATGACCTGACTTTTCTTTTTTACCTCTACGTTCTATAAAATAATCTACACCATCTATTTCAAAATTTAATTTAGAATAAAAATTACCTTTTTTATTATTTAACACATCAGACGCAGATTTTGTTCTAGAACATTTATGAAATATATTAAACATAACTGCATCTAATATTGCAGATTTACCTGCGTGGTTAGGTGCGAATATTCCTATTACATCTCTAAGTTTTGAAAAATCTATAATATTGTTTTCACCATAACTAAACATGTTTGAAAACTCAAATGTTTTAGGTTTCCACCTAACACCTCTTGACACCTCTATTGTAGAAAGATTTTTATTTAATTCAGTATTTATATTTTTAATTCTTCTTATTGTTTCATCGTCGGCAGGATGGTTTGTACCTATATATTCTTCCAATAATTCATTTTGATATTGTACATCTCTAATATCTCTTGTTATAGACCTCGTTGTTTTATTTTGAGCATTTAATTTATCATTTTTTATTATAATAATATCTTTTGTTTTACATTTGCTTTTTATTTTCTTTATTATATCTTTTAATTGTGCTTGTGTAGTACTTTCTGTTTTTATTCTAACTCTAGGATATTTAGGTATACTACTTATATCTGGAAGTATTCCATCTTTTACATCTATTGTATAAAAACCATGTTGGTTTTCAAAGTTAACAAATTCAGCTTTTCTTTTATCTATATCCCAAATAGCACAACCGTGATTATCAAAAGCTTCACCAAAATTTTGTTGTATTAGTGAACCTACCTGCAATATTGTTTCGTTCTTATTATAAAATTGTCTTTTATGTATATCACCTAACATTACCATATCGTATCCATCAAACATAGATATTTTAAGGTCATCGCTTTCTACTTTATACCCAGCATCTGTATATGACATATCAAGTGCACCGTGAAACAAAGCTACCTTTGTATCAGCATCAAATGATTTTGCACGTATAAAAGTTTCAGGGTCGTCAAATATACTAAATACTACAAAATGAGTACCAGCAATTTCATGTATAGCAGAATCTTTAAGATAATGTAATTGTGGATGTGCTAAAGAATCCACCATAGGTGAAAGTGAGTCTAACCTTGATGAGTTATTTAGATTAGCATCGTGATTACCTGTAATTATTATTGTGTGTCTTCTATCTGCTAGATTTTTTAAGAATTCTGTTGTAAGCTTTATTAACTCAGGTGATATATCTGTTTTACTATGTACTATATCTCCACCAACATATACTATAGAATTTTTTGGCAACGCATCTACTTGCTTGTATAATTGTCTAAATACTTTTCTATATTCTTTGTGTCTTTGATAGTTTCTAATGTGTATATCTGCAACGTGTAATACTTTTTCTAATTTATCAAATCCTACATCTATTTTGTTAAAGTCCAAACTTCATCTCCACTATTTTTCTAAAATCCAACGATGGTGTATTTTCAATTAAATTTTTTATTTTTTCTCTACCCATTTCGTTAGGGTCAGAATCTTCTGGTATGTCTACCATTCTAACATCTATATCTTCAGCCATTAAATATTCACATAATTCTATGGCTTCTTTTCTTGCGTCGTTATCTAAAACGATATTTACTTTTTTAACTTTCTTTTCTTTTATTTTAGCTTTTAACTTTTTAGGTAAGAACTTACCAAATATAGGAATGGAATTTTCACCTATTGTTATAGCATCAAATACTCCTTCGCATATGTTTATTGATTTGTTCCAATTTACCAAAAGTTCAAGGCCTATAACATCCTTTGACACTTTAGGGTTTTTATGCTTAAAATCTGTATTGTAATATGACCTACCTACAAAATAATTTAATATACCTTCTTCGTCATAACTAGGTATAATAACCATGCCTGAGTACGGTCCTGATTCACAATAACCTATATTATATCTTAATACATCTATTTTTGTTAGACCTCTACTCTTAATATATCTTGCTGCATTTCTAAATTCAGGGCTTGAAGGTGAGCCATTTACAAGAGGTATAAATTCAATAGGTAAAGAAACATGTTCATTTTTTTCTTTACTCTTTGTTGTTATTTTTATTTTAGATATATTTTTTAATTTTGATATTTTATCAAAAGCACCTAGTTTCTTAAATATTCTTTCTACACCTATACCTTTTACACCACAAACCCAACAATGCCATTTTTCTGTAACAGTATTTATTACCAATTTCTTTTTATGGTGATTGCAATACGGACAACTAAATGTAGATTCATTACCACTTGTTTTTGACGAACCTAAAATGCTTTCCAATAGGTTTATAAGTTGTCTATTTTTCATATATCTAATATAACAAAAATATGTGACATATTATAATTTTATTTCATTTATTTGGCTTTCTATATTGTCAGTAAATTTTACATTTGCAAACCTTCTAGGACCTATACAATCATTATAAAAACTATCCTTTGATGATACATGAAAACGATGATGTAAGTTTTCTTCTAAATAGTTAACCTGACCTTTTGTTTTTCCTAAAATCAATATTTCAAAAATAAAATTATTTTTACCTAACTTTAATATATCTGAATTAAGTTCTTTTGACGAACCAGTATATTCTTTCCAATTAGAATCTTTTCTTATAACCTTTCTTCTCTTCTTGCCTTTTACCTTGACACGTCTGGTTGTACCAAAATATTTTCTACCAATATATTTCTTTCCTGTTTTTTTATTAGTGATTAAATAAACAAAACCAAAAAATTCATTAGGCGACTCTAAAAGCGTTTCGCCTTTATATAACCAATGGCTCATAAGCCTCTCCTTTTATGTATCGAATCTTACAATATATGTAGTATCATAATCTGAAGATTTCTTTATAGGTCTAGAAAATTTACCTATTGCTAACAATTGAGCTTGGTCATTATACAATCCTATTGTTGTTACATAAGGCGACCATGCTGAAGTTGTTACAAAAGGTTTTAGCGTACCTTCTTTATGATTTTTAACTATTGTATGATTCATCGTATATAAATACTCTCTTTCTTTTATATGGCAAGAGTGTTCATGTTCAAATATTTCGTGGCAATTCTTAAATGATAGTGTACATTCAGAAAACATAGCACCTGAATTAACTTGTGTAGAACTTGAATATCTTGTATCTAAAGAAGTCAATGTTATTAAACCGTGGTTATAAAATACATTACCTACCAAATTCATGAACTCGTTTTTTGTTGTATGACCATAAGCAATTTCTGAAGGTGTTAATGCTTTGTTAAACATCATCATATTACTAAGGCCTCCCTTAAAGTTTCTATAATATTCTATTTGAGGTCTTGTTTTTCTAGCATAAGATGCACTTGGATTAACTTTTTCATACTTACCTTTCCATGCAGTAGTTGCTCCAACAATTATATTACCATTATTATATATTTCTCTACTACCAGTTAGCGATGACGATGCCTGAAATTCAGCGTTAACCCATAATTGTATACTAGAACCTGTTTTTACAAATGCTATATCAAAAAATTCATTCGAACCTGTTATACTACCTGTACTGTTAACTGTTGTTTCGTATACTCCATCACTTACCGCAACTTGTATACCACCTCGCTTACCTTGTGTTGTATTATTTGAATTTTCATTACATAGTCTTATAGAAAACGGAAAGCTTCCTTTGAAAGCATTATCAAGTTTAGACATTATAAATGTATGTGCACCACCATTATCTATAGAATTTTTTGACGGTTGGTCTTGAGATGCTGATATTCTCATAGTTATAGAATAATCATCTTCTCTTCTAAAGTCAAGGTGAGGAGCTCGTTTTTCACCTGCAGGTATTATCATCATACTATGATTTCTAGCAATTGTTCTTGATTCTGAAGCTTGTGGTGTTGCGGTAGAATCATTTGGTGTTATACCATCGAATGTTATTACAGTACCTTCAGAAGTACTTGCTGTACTAGGAGTTATATTAAAAGCTTTTACATCATTTGAATAAACAGATCGTTCAAAAAATCTTGTTTTGTTTTTTATATCAAATTCATATCCACCATCTTTCAATGTATAATGAGAATCTCTTTTCATTACAGCGTTATCGTTTATTGCTCGAGCATTTAATTTTTGAGATGCCTGATTATGCATGTCATTAAAGTTGAAAGCTAGTAAACTTTGAGAAACATAACTAATAGACGCACTTGTTGCTAAAGCTCCACTAACACTACCTGTTAATTGATTATCATACAGATTACCAAATCCATCATCATATAATGTTATTCTGTTTGCACCACTACCAGACTGTATCATTACACTACCTTTTTTTATACAATCTCCAAACATTCTTTGAGGTACAGATAATATCTGACATTTATTGTTAAGTACTCTAAATTCTTTTTCATATCCACTATTATCTAATGTATAACATGGGTCATCAGGGTTTGTATAATACATCCCTTGTAAAGAATCATGTATTGCTCTTTTATACCAAAGATTAGTTGTTTTGGGGTGCATTGAAGAAGAAAGCAAACCTCCATACTTTCCATATTGGCTATCAAAAAAGTCAGTACCATCATATTCTGATTCATAGCAAAATACAGAAAGTGAGACTTCTCCTATCCATGTATTTGCAGATGATGTTATAACGTGGTCCCTAACTCGAAACTGCTCATAATTAACTTCATAATAGCTACCTGTATGGTTGCTCATGTACACCAAGTATTCTTTGTGAGCTGTATATGGAGTAATTGTAATATCAGCTGGTCTAAATTTCTTGAATATTCCAGACATTATTTACTCCGTTTTAGAATTCTAATTTAACTCGTATTAACGCCTCTCTTGTAAAAGATTTTAATAAAGGTTTACTTAATTTTGCAATTGCTAATAACTCATTTTTATTGTTATATAAACCTACAGTCGTTACATAAACTTTAGGGTCTTTATACATCGAAGGGTGTGAAAACGCTCCTTGAGAACCACTAGTAAATGAAGGATTATTTGAAAAATTATATTCAGCATTTTTTAATCTTATAAAATAATGAGTAGAATATATTTTTTCAGAACTTCTAGCTTGGAATGAAGCTGAAGGTTGGTTAATAGGTACAGGAGATACAGAACCTGTAAATGCACCTATTATATCCTTAACTTGTACGTTATTATTTGTTGTCCCTATATTATATCCTGTTACAACGTTAGATAAACCAGGACACCAACAGAAGTTTGTTGCTTTTGCCATTCCTAGCATTCTTGCAGATAACATTATCACACCTAAATCTGGATATAACCATCCATATTGAGTTGCTGATGCATCTGTGGTTCCCATAGAACCTGTTATTACTTTATATAAAGCACCACTGTCTCCTAACGTAGGACTGTTAATTGCGCTGTCATCTGTTAATGTAAAGCTATTTCCATTATGTCCACCTGAACCTAAGTTAATTGAGAACTTTGAAGAAGAAAAATGCAATTCCCAATTACCTGGGTCTATTCTTTCCTTAAATCTTTGTCGATTAATGTTGAGGAAAATTGATGCAGTTTCATTAAATACATTACCACTTGAATCTGTTATTGTAAATAAATCATCTCCTGGTGCCAAACAAAGATTTCTATATTGTTGATAGATAGCTTTTGTTGGAGTCATACCTTCAGAAGCATATTCTGATACTGGAGCAGAACCTGAGCCATGTGAATTACCATAAGCTACTGCAAACTGTGGTTCTGCAGAAGCTGTTAACTGTGGATTGTCTCTATATATTTCACCATAATATAAACCTGATGCTGCCATTTGTACAGATGAAGTATAAAGTTCTGTTTGTGCTAATTTAAGCTCGCCATCATTATTCGACCACATAGCAGCAGTAATTGTATCTGCCTGTGCATTAACTACAATGTCACCTGGAGCAAATTTTGTATATAATGGTGTTACGTATCTTTTAGTAGGTCTTACTGGAGATACCATTTCTCTATTACGACCACCGACACGCGTTGAATAATTTCTTGATAGTGCATTATCTCTATTAAATCTTGTTGCCATGTTTTATTCCCTATTATTTCTCGTAGTAATAATCTTCAACTAAGTTAGTTGCAGTACTTTCTTTATTAACCGTTACGTTAATTGTTACATAACCTCCTGTTTCATTACCAATTATTGTAAGAGTAGTTGACTTAGCTTCAATTGGTTGTGGCTTAGCAACAATTTCAAATCTTGTACCTACTAAAGATACAGAGTTTCCTGTATCTCCTATAAAATCTGCAACGGTTGGATTATATGCAGCATTAATCTTTCCTCCTTGAGCTACATTAAGATAACAAACATCTGAATCTGCTAATATTGCAGTATATCCATAAGTAGCATTACCATTGGCGAAGTTTGCTGTATTTGGAGTAATTGGAGCTTTATCACCACCATGCTGTAATGTTATAGATGTTACACCTACTGTAACAGTTGGCATTCTAGAAATATTTTTTGGTAGAGTTACCAATTTATGTTTCATAGTATACGTTTCATTAGGAACAGCTTCTACTAAAGGCATAGCTTCAATAGCTTGTCCATAATAATTTGTACCTAATTGATGGTTTACATCCCAAAGACCATAATCTATTTCGTCGTCAGAAAGTGCAAACTGTGTTATGTTAAACATTTCGGAACCTTTTGCTAATAGTTCTCTTCCTTTTTTGGTAAGAATTGCATCTACCGTTATCGTTGTTTTATCTAAATAGCCCATAATTTACTCCATTGATTTATTTATATATAAATATATCTTTAATTTGTTTTTTTACAATGCACGTGTCATTGTTTCTCCTGTTGCTGATATGTCACCTCCTGCAGCTGTTCTTCCTGTAATAGTTAGCTGATTAGGATTTGTATCAACTATTTCTACAACAGGTCCACCATCTACCGTTGCAAGAACAGGCATGTTAAAATCAGAACCTACCAATTTACAACCTCCATGAAATAAATTACTCATTGCTGTAGGTCTAAAATCTTGTACTTCAGCTCTTTGATAACTACTACTTACAGGTCTTATACCTGACCTATAAAATCCATTTGCTAATTCTGCAGGTGACCATCCACTCATACTTACTGCTGGTTGGTGATGACCTCCTGTACTTCCACTATTTCTCATATTATTCTTTGGTGACAAATACCAATATTTTTTTGTATAATATATTCTAGACATTCTTTGATGATGATAATTTTTTATATTACCAAAATCTGTAAATTTAACTCTTTGTCTTTTTTCTTGAGACATAAATGATGAATCATGTCTTCCATTGAATCTAGGTACGTTATTAAGAGCAAGCCTATTATGACTTCCTTTGAATGCGATTGAAGGATTTATTGTACCTCCATTTGGTCCAGTACCTACCGACTGAGTTGCAAATATGTTTTGGAACCCGTGAAATTTCTGTGCTCCATTACCATCCCAGTCACCTGCTAAAAATTCCATAGCGTTTTCGTATGAAGCTCCTCCTTGTTGGAACCAAGCATCGTCTGTAAAATACCAATTACCTTTTACATATGAACCACTTGATGGGTGTGTCCACTTCCATTGGTGCATGTTTCTCCAAATATATCTTGCTCCTGCGTCTTCTAAATTATGACCTCCATAAGTCATTCTTGTGTCGATTTCTGCTACGACAGCACCTTCAGACTGGTCAGTAACAAATGTTGTATCAACACCTGCACCTGATTTACTTACATAAGTTTGAAAACCTGTATGAGCCTGTAAAGCGTCTAACTCCTCATTTAATCCTTCTGGTGTCTTCCATCTTTCTGTATTTCGTTCACCTCTATAATAAGGTCCGCCTAATGTAGTTGTTGTTGCTCTAATTTTTACAATGCTAGTATCAATTGTTCCTTCGTAATGATTCTCGTCTTTATTTGCAAACATCTGCTTTACTTTAGGTCTTTCAAGCATATTAGGTTTTACAAGAAGTCCTACTTGAGCATTACATCTTGCTGGTATTAGCATTTCGATTTGTCTAAATAAAGTATGGTCTAAATGTTTTAGAATTTTTAAGTATTCATGAAAATCATATGGGTTGTCATGTTTATACCAATAATGATTTCTTAGCATTCTCAATCTTTTATACTCATCGTCTCTAACATCTAAAGGATTACCTACATAATTGTCAAATGAAGCACCTCCTAATTCTCGTGCTATATCTAAATCTATTTCAAAGTGCGGAGCATAATATACACCTACTCTATTAGAATCTAATGGTGCTTTATCAAATTGGCTTCTTTCTACTTTTGTTCTATTATCAAGCCTTCCTATAAGTTCTGCACTTTCTATTCTTGTTTTATCAGATATTTCTCTTGTACCAATTAAGTCTGGCATTGCAGTATAAAATCTTTCTTCTTCAGTAGGCCAGTCTGTTGTTATGCTTCCTGAAAATAAAGAAGCAGAAGCTACTGTAGAAGTAAATGTTGTTGTTGACCAAGGGTTTAGTAATTTTTTAGAGCTTGGTGCGCTACTTGATATATTTGTATTTGCAGCCCACGAACTACTATATCTATTTAAGTCTGCACCCATTGAGTATCTTTGTACAACCTGAGCATATGAACCGGTAGCTCCATAACCTTCTATCGATAAAGGGTCTCTAGCATGATTATAAAAAGGACCTAGTTCATTCCATCTGTCTAATGCAAATTGGTCTCCATAAGGAAGAGCCCATGTTCTAAATTCTTGCATTGAACCTGAAAAATATTCATCGTCACCTGCTTGTGCACTTGATGTACCTTGACCTAATAAAAAGTAATTATCTCTATTCCAAGTATTGTCTTCATCAGCTAACACAATTTTAACACTTGATGTATGTGTCATTCTTGCATTTGAATGGTCTGCAGATTTAGCTACGCTAAGCTTAAGTGTTTGTGCACCTCCGTAAGAAGCAGTAGTTCTTGACACCATTACGTTCCACCAATCGTTATCATAAATAGGCATATAATCTGTTGATGCCGATGCAAAAGTACCTGCACCTTTATCTGAAATTACTAATTTTCCAAAATTATATTTACCTGATGTTTTAGTACTAGCAAGCGGATGAGGTTTTAACATTACAGACATTCTTGGAGTTCCACCTATCTCAGTTCCAGCCATTATACAAAGAGATTGTGTTTCTGCAGTCCATGTATTAAATCTTACCTCCCAAGCATCTGGAGTTCTTGCAGTAGAACCTCCGTTAGGATGTGACGCTGCATTTATTTTACCCCACGGTATTTGTACGTGGCTATTTATTCCATCGAACTCTAATGAATAACTAAATTTATCATATTTAACATATGAATCTGTTTTTCTTACTTTTCTAGGACCTCCGTATTCAAATACTCTTAAAAGAGTTGGAGGTAAACCGTATGTTGTTATAAGTGCTTTAATACCTCTTTCACTTCCTTTTGTTTTTAATAAATAAGGAAGGTTATTCAACATTCGTTTCCATGTTTCTTTTGATACATCATCTCTTGTATAAATTGCCTGTCTTTGTTGAGGGGTTGCGTATCTTGTATGAACTTGGCTTTCAGATGTTGCAATCCATCCACCACCAGCGATACTTCTAGAAACATTTACAAGAGTATTAGAGCTAGTTGTTTGACCGTATATACCATCTGCATTTACACCTAAAGCGTATTCCCATAAATCTGTAAAATGAAAACCTTGATATGATTCCCAACCAAAAGAAGCAAGTACATTATATACTATATCTTTTGATAAACCTTCATAGAGAGGATTGACACGAGAAGTTATCTGAAGTGATTTAGATGCGTATGTATATACATCATCAAAGTGTTCAGATACCATATTAACAAATAATAGATAGTTTGAATTGTCTTCGTCTTCTCTTACGTGAAAAGGTATTGTATTTTCTAAATTATTAGGATTTTTTACATCATAATCTAATGCAACGTTTGATTGAGACGCAAACCATGCAACAGCTTCAGTTGAACCTACTGTTGATTGTGTATAAGGCTGTATAGCATTTGTTTTTGGCCATGTTGTTTGGTGTACTATACCTGTAGAACTTGTATAATAAGATGAAGATGCGTAATATAAATGTTTTTCGTATCCACTAAATCCATTTTTTACTTCATTTATTTTTGTTCTAAAATTTTGTATATTGTTATTTGAATAAGTTGTCTGTTGACCAGGGCTTATATCTTCTAATGTTGCAATTGATGAACTGTAGTGTTCTAATAATTGCATTTTGTATTTGAAGTTTTTTAATCTTTCTAAAGCGCTACTAAAATGTACAAAGTCAAAGTAATTACCATAATCTATATTTAACTCTGCAGAGTCTAATGAGCTTGATACAAATTTATTTAATAAATCTTGTTTGTTTGTAGAATTAGTTCCTAATATATCATCCCAAGATTGAAAATCTGTTTCGCCAATATCTCCACCTTGTATTTGTACCTCAAAGTTTGGTCCTCGTATTTCACCACCTACTGCTTCTACTACTTGTTTGATTAACCTTATCTTAAATTCGATAGGTTCAATCATCTTTCTTACAACCCAACAACTATCTCTTTGAGCAATATTTTTAGGTAGTGGCTTGTATAACTTTAACGCAACACCTTTTGAATGAGTACGCCAGCCTTTAATTATTACAAATCTGTTGTCTTGTAAATTCAGCATAGCATCTGGGAAGAATTGTGATGATGCTCCTACCTCGTGAAAAGATTGTCTACCGAATAACTTTGCTTTATCTCTTTCTTCATCAATTGATGTAGTTATAACTATTTCTTCTCGAGAAGGTGAGATTGCGTGTATATAAAACTTTTTGTCGCTACCACCTAATATATTTCTATAGAAATTATACTGTAAATTAAATTCACCGTTTATATATCCTAGCTCTCTTATATCCTCGTGTATATCAAGTTTTATATGAGGCTCAGGACAATTAGGATGGAAATTTTGGAACCATGTATTAACAGCGTAGTCTGAATCTATTAATGTTTTTCCACCATATACGTGCATTTCAACTTGGTCAAAATCACTTCTACCAAAGTTTGTATATATCTTTTTTTGATTACCTTGATTAGCATCGATTTGGTCAAACGCCTGCATCATTATCGTCTGCTCAAGAGGTGACTTTTTCATTCCATTTGCTTTACCTCTTTTAGAAGTTTGATTTTCACCGTACATTGCCATTTTTATTCCTCAGTATCTTCGTCGCTTTCCCAAACAGTACCTTCTGTAGTAGGATAAAGTTCAGAGTCAAAGATAAAGTTTTCATTAGTAGTTTCTTGTTTCCACCATGCAGAGGTTTCATCCCAATAACATTTTATCCATACAGAATCACCTGAATTATCAGGTCCCCATAGCCACTTGTCATCATACATTGTAAATAACTCATCGTGTTGAGAAGAATTATCATTTGCAACCCAAGTATATTGACCTGTCATTACCTCTTGTCCATCTCCCATTACAAGTTTTTGTTCTTTTACTTCACCAGGTCTATTAACATGTACCATAACTGTCCATGATTTAACTTTTCCATATTCATTTGATACGTGACATGTATATCTTCCTATATTTGCTCGTTGTATATCTTCTATTTGTAGTAGTGGCTTGGTACTAACAATTTTTTCAATAACATTTACATCATAGTTTTCTTCACCTGATGAAAATCTCCATTCCCACTTTATATTTTCTCTATTTGTAATAGAAGCATCTTTTCCTAATGGGTCGTCATCCATATAATTATATGCGTCAACATACATATGTAAATGATGATTAGCTTCTATATAGTATATCATCTCTTCGCCAAGTCTTTTTGCAACATCGCTTTGAGATTTAGATAACCACTTACCGTTTCTTGCAATGATACCATTCTGACCTAAACTTTCGTTTATAGTTGGTGGAACTTGAACTTCAGCATCTTCTTCAAAATCAATTTCTGAAAAATCATCTTGTTGTCCAAATATTTCTATACCAGCCTGTCTCATAAAAACACCTTCTCGTGAAGAATAAACTAACATACCTGGTAGTGGAAGTAAATCTTCTTCTGATATATAAGTTTCTGCTTCAGTTAAAGTATTTTGGTCTTCTGGTAGTAGTTTATCTTGTGGTATGATTCCTATTTTTGCATCATAACTTTTGCCTTCAACTATGTTCATCATTGTGTATATAGTTTCTTCAACAAGCTCAGGTACTAATTCTTTTGTACCGTCTTGTTTTATCTCTCTATATCTGATTCCTTTTACGCTTTCTTCTGCTTGAGTAAGATTCAGGTCTCTACGTCTTTTTGGAATATTTGAAATATTTTTTTTCATATCTATCTAACAACCTTAAATGTATCTTTTATATCATAATATGTATAATCTGTAGAGTTTTCTGACGGTCTGTATCTTAATTGTATTTTGTATTCTCTTTCTTCCATTAAGCTATCTGAATATATTTCAAAATAATTTCCTTTTGAATTTGCAGATATTCTTGTAAAGAAATGGTCATAAGGTATTATAGTTTCGTTAGTTCTTACATCTATTATAGAATAATTTAATAAAGAACTTGATATAGTTTTTATAGCTAATTCTGCAGAAGTTGTTCCATAGGTTTTTACAGGATATTTTTCTCTACCATAAGTCCAAAATCTTATTTTGCCTCCTCGTTTATAAGAACCTCTATTATTTTTTAGATAAAAGAATACTGCTCCAGTATCTGACATATCTAGGTCTTCTAAAGAATCTGTTCCTGTATGAGTTTCGTCTTTCCAACATATTTCTAATCTTGGAGGATATACTGTATGTGTATTTTCTGCAAAAAACTTTAATGTTCCATAATTTAATTCGTCAGCTTCTGCTTTATATGCACCTTGCGAGCCGCTTCTCTTTACTATAAATCCATTATTAGGATAATATGAAGAACTCCAATCTAAACCTATATCCGTTACATCAAATCGTAAATCTGTATTTTCGTGGTTAAATACTAGGTCTGAAAAAGATTTTGTATACCAATTACCTCCTCCTGTTACAGTTGGACCATTTGAGCCTGTACCTTTTGCGCCTGGCCAAGGGTTAGGAAGACCAGCACTTGCAGTCATCCACAATACTCCATTTGTACCATCACCATATCTATTTTTCCAACTTACTCCATCCAAAGTTTTTGGTCTGTGTCCTTTTCTTCCTATTCCCATACTCCAAGATTGAGATACAGGATGTACTACAAGTGAATATGAATAAGGTATCTGATTAACTTCTGTTGTAAAGTAATTGAGATATATTCTATTGTGCGCAGCTTTTGATGCAGAGCCTGCGTTTATCTTTGTCCAGTCAATATCAAAGTGAGTAAGTATTCTAGAATTATAAGTGTTTGCAGTTGTTGATGATGATACCAATTTTTGTATTTCAAGTATCTCGTCAATACCAGTATTTTGATAAAAAGTATCTATATCTGCTGCAGCTCCTGTACCTTCATATATTGTCGCATCTTTTTTAGAGTATATAGTATATATCATTTTTAATATCCCACAATTCTACCTTTGATGTCGTCATCTAGATATTTTACTTCAAATATAGAAGGGTCCATAGATGGATAAACAACTGCGTTTCTTGTAGCTCCTTTTATATCGTATATATTTCCAGAATATCCTAAGTTTTCATCAAATAAATTATAAATTCTTAAACTTTTAACTGTTTGCACTCCTTCAACCTTATCTAATTCTGTAGCTATCTTAGGTAATATTATAGGTTCGTTTATTGACCAGTTATCGATGTCAAATATACATTTTAACTTTGTTATACATTTCAATAAAACTTCTTGGTTATGAAAACCAGGTCTAGGTAATATACTAAAATCTACACCTATGTTTATTATATGAGCATCTTTAATATTTATAGCATCTGTTAACATTCTATATTGAGATAGATACGTTTGAAGATTTTGCTTTGCCAAAGGAGTTAAATTAGTTAAGTTTTTACTACCATCATATGTTTTTGTATATAAATTTATAGCAAGAGGATTTTTTACCTCGTGTGTACCTACAGTCTGAACCCAATATTGTTCGTCTTTATCTAAATAAGCTTTTGTTACAGAACCGTATTTAGGTGGCATTGCATATACTCTTGCAATATAGTCTTCTCTTGTAACTGCTCTATTTTGAGATGAGTAATGAGCTAGTGCATTTTGCTTTATATCATCTAATGTTTCTGCTGACCTACCACCAACTGCAGGGTCCATATTTATTACAGCAACTGAATTTTTTACTATTTTTACTTCACCTACATCTAACCCGTCTTCGTCTAACCATATTTTTTTATCTACAACTTCATCAATTCTTTTAGCTGCAACGTTTGAAGCAACACCTCCACCTTCCATATATCTAACTGTTAATGTGACATCGGATGGAGCTAGACCATACGCTCTTGTAAACATTGTGTTTGCAGGGTCAAAAGCAACATCAACGTATGTTGAACCGTTCATAAAATTATTAGCAGTATTACCATAAGGTAATTGCATACCTATGTTTTCCGGATTTGGAACTATAACTTCGTCAGGCTGCATTGATATACCTGCACCAAAATGTATTTCTGTATAATTATCAGCTCTAACATGAGTAGTAAATCTTTTCGATGTTCTTCTTAGCTTAAGAATATAAGGAGCATCATAATTATATGCAGACATTGAAGGGTCTGATGCCCAGTTGTTTATTACGTCTTCGAATATATTATCCTGAGCTAAATAAGGTACTTCGTACCATTTATTTCCAGCTTCATCTTTTACATCTAATATAGAAACAACAGCTGTTGAATCTAATTTTATTTTATCGAATTTTTTTGGTTCGTCAAAGTCAAATGATTCTGTTTTAACCTCACCTGATAAAGCAGTAACTTCTTTTTTTAATAAAAAGTATCTAGGGTCACCTGATGAATCTAATTTATATACAGTAGTTGTTCTTGGTTCTTTTAATGTGTCTGTCTTAAAATCAACTGCATCTTGTGTCATAAAAATTACACCGTCAGTACTTTTACATTCCATACCTGCAGATATTTCTAGTGCATAGGTTAAATCAGGTTGGCCTGTTGATACATCTACAGGAACAACTTGATAAACACATAGTTTTACAATTGAAGGACATGAAGCTTTTGTTTTATATCCTAAAGCTTTGGCTATATCAACAACATTGCTTCTTTCCTCAGCATGTAATAACAAACTTTCTTTTAATTGTTGGTCTGTATAAAAAGACATTACATCACCAACATAAGCTGCCATTTCTATAAACATCATCCCTGGAGATGATTCATTAAAGTCATTGTATATATCAGGAAAATAGTTTTTAGCATAGTTAATTAGCTTTTCTCTAAATCCTTGAAAATCTGTGTTGAGATATTTAAGGTCTCTTACCTGTTTTTTATCAAGATTACATTCGTTTGCCATTATTGATTCCCCACTTCTATTACTACCGTTTCTTTATCCATATAATTTCCATATTGTGCCCAGTCGATAGCTATATTTAATTGATTAGGAGTACCTCCTGTTTGTGTATCATTATGTTTTATTCTAACATCGATTAAATTTACATAAGGAAGCCATATTGATACCTGCTTTTCTATTCTCTTTTTCATACTCTTAATGATATTAGGTGTTATGTTGTCGAAAAGAGAAGCCCATATATCACAACCGAATTCAGGGTGCATTACTCTTTCACCTCTGTTTGTTAGTACTAGATTTCTTAAGTTAGAAAATGTTTGTTCTTTTGTTGTATATGAAAGATGAAAATCTCCTTGAGTGCTAGATTTCTGCTTGTCTTTTGTAGGGTCATTTTGTACAGACGTTACAGCAACTCCAGCAGCCGTTGCATTAAGACCTTTACCAGCACCATTGTCAGGTAAATATTTTTCGGCTATAGACATATCATTTGTAAGAGGTAGAGTTAAGCCTATAGCTACATCTACTTCAAAATCTAATGGATTATATCTAAACTCTTGTCTTTTTCTCATTACTTAAATCTTTTTACTAACTCTGAATAATCTCTTGTTAATGCTTTACTTAATGTAGGGTCGAGGTTGCTAGTGTTTACAGGTCTATTATTTATATCTGTTTGCGGTATAGCGTTATCTTGCATTCCCATAAACTTAGCTCTTAAAGATTCAGCCCCTATTGTAGGCCAAGCTTCATCAGTATTTGAGTTTGCAGTCTCGTTCAATATACTATTAAGTGTTGTATTTGAAGTAAACTCTTTTTTCTCTTTTACTTTACTGTTACTGTTTTCCATTTCTGTTAACACTTCGTTAATTTGTTGCTTAACAACAGATTTCATTTCTCGTTTTACAACCTCTCTGATAATTTTTATCAAATCTTTTTTTGTCATCTCAATACTCCTTTACTTATATATAATATAAATATAACAAGAAACAATTTTAGAGCCAAGTGAGTACAGGCCCATTTGGTAAATAATTTTGCATTCCTGTCATATACCAACTATTTAACATATTTCCACATGCGTTTAACCACGGCGTCCAGGTTGTTGAACCCATACCTATTCCATCCAAAGCATCAAAGTTAGGTTCTCCTGATGGAGGTGTTGCAGCTGACGCAGGTAAAAATCCTGGAATTATTGCAAGTGCTTGTGCTACAAAGCTAGCTTTTAATACTTGATGTTTTGGCGTTGCAGATTTAGAACCTAAAAGTACAGCATATTGAGCTGCCCAACCTACTTTTAACATTGCGTTTGCAGGTATTAAACCTGCACATCCTAACTCGGTTGCATCAGCCCATGTTCTTGCCCATTTTTCTGGAGGAAGAGGTGGTCCTTGTTTAGCTAACTCACCTGGAACAACGATAGGTTCTGCATTATCTCCTTCAGCACCTCCTACATATCCAGATGAATCAATATCCAATATTGTTTGTAATTTCATAACGAATGGTTGTACTAAAAACGGCATGTTATTGTTTCATTTGCTCTAATTGAGCTTTTAGCATATTATATACAGCTGCATTAATTGGAGGTCCTGTTGGTCCACAAGGTGTTGGATGCATTTCCATAGTCAATTGATTTAACATTTCTAATACTATATCTGCAAGAGCTGTTACATTAACTTTCCACTTTGAAGTTGATAAACTTATATCTTTTTTAGCAGATATAATAACATTGTCTTCTCTTGCATTAAATATTAACCTATCAGAATTTATTATTACCTGAGGTTTCTTTTTGTACATATTTGTAGGTAACATAGGTATAACAGGTCCTGTCGGAATTGTTACTGTTTGTGGAGCTTCTTTATTTGCAACCTTAAAATCTATTGTCTGTGTACTTGTCATCATTATAGTTGAGTTATCATCGTTTATCTCACCTACTTTATCTTGGTCTACATCAAAGCCATTTGTAAATATCATTATTGGGTCACCGTTATCACTTCCTATAGACCAAGAGTTTGCCAAACCTCCTCCATTAACAGTTGAACCTAGTCTTATACTGTTATCCCATCTGCTCTGTATTAAAGTGTCACCTTCGAATGACTGAACTTGGTCCATTGGTCTATCTTCAAATGTTTCTCCTAAAACATCATTTGTATAAGAATCTTCTTCTGATACCGCTTCATTAGAGTCAGCAACAAAAGAAGCGTTAGGCATAGAGTTCTCATTTTTCTCTGCAAAACAACTTACTGTTTCTAAATAATATAAAAACTTTTGAGAAGGTTTTACTTGTGCATGTGGAGTTGGTGCGGCTATAGCAACAACAAGCTCTCCTTTAAGTGGCCATGTATGTACGTGCCTTTGTAAAGGACGTATCCATTGAGCAGATTGTTTACCTCCTCCTACAACAGGCGTTCCTGATTCCATAGGATTGAAAAGTATTCTACCTAAATCTGTATCTTTTTGATATTCTGGATGACCTGAATTTGTAATTATATCTAATACCTCTCCTGATACAACTAATGGAGCTTGATTTCTAGTATTACTATATTTCGACCTATTAACTCTATTTCTTCCAAACATTATCTATTATCCTCTACTTCTTCTACAGCTTCCAATAATTGTTTCTTTTCTTCTTCTGTTAATAATACACCTGACGAATCTGAGGTGTTTCTAGATGTAGCTCTTTGTACAATTGCAGCCATCTTAATTAAATGCTCATCATTTTTTACAGCAACTTCTAAATATTCTTTTATTATAGGTACTAATATTGTTGCATCTCCCATATTCTTAATCATAGGTTGAAGTTGTTTTATTAAATCATTTATTTGAGCTTCTTTCTTGGCAGAGTTGTTATATATATCTTCCATTAGGCCTGAAAATGTTTTACCCTTAAAAATTTCTTCATTGTTTTCCATAAAGTTTCTCCTATTATATATAAATATCAAACATATATAAAACAAAAGACCTGGAGTAATTAAACCCCAGGTCCTTTCTATTTATAAAACTTTTATTACTTCTTAATAAAGAATGACATCACAATTAGTAATACTACTAAACCTGTGAATCCGCCTTGACCGAAGTCGTTCACTAATGTCGTAAGATTAGCGATAACGTCCATTCCAAATACTGAACCGCCTGTTAAAACAGTCCATAGAATTGTTACTGGTAAAACAGCTAATAAAACTGCTGCTAAACCACTAAAAAATCCTGATACGTACTTAATTACTGAATCCATTGTTTATCTCCGTTTTCTGTAATACTTGTTTTGTGGCAAAATTGCCGACCTATTAGCGCGATGTACAATACAATTATTAGAATTTAAGACCGAACCCTAAAGTAAGATTCGTAGTCTTCTCTCCTGAATTGTATACAATTTTTGGGTCAACATACAAGTTGTTGTTCCACAACGTAAACATTTTACCTACACCATAGCTAATGCCATCAGTGCTTAAACCACTTGTTGCTACATAAGCAAAATATCCATTCATAAAATATCTTGCGTGAAAATCATAATCCATATCGACCGTTGAATCAGCTTGAGCAACCGAAACACCGACCATTAGATTATCCATAACACCGTAACCAACGGTAGGGCTTACTGCCCATTCTGTCCATGCGATATTTGCAACATCACCAGTACCAACATACCAATCACCTCTTTCCTGTGCTTGTGTAGAAAATACCATAGCAATTGCTAACATCATTGTTAAAATCAATTTTTTCATATTATTTCCTCTTTTTTTATTATTATTGTTATTTGGTATTATTACCATCATCGCGCTCTACTATTGACCAAATTATTATAGTCAAAGTATTTTTTTTCAAATTCTTTTTTAATTATATTTACTACCTTAGAAATATCTTGAGTTTTTTCATTTGTCATTTCTCTAATTAGTACATATAATGCTTTTTTGTTATATTTTTCTATATTGTCTCGTCTTCTAAATAATTCTAATACTGCATAAGCTATTTTCTTATCACACTGCTTTGAAAATCTTTTTTCTACCTCATCTTCGTATCTTTCTACAAATAAATCTGTAAAATCTTTTAATGAGTCTCTTCTTTCTCTATGATACTGTTCGTTTGCAATATCTCTTTGATTATCTACAGCTAATAAACTTGTTTTTTGTTTTAACATTTTATAAGCTTTATTATTTGTCTGTATACAGTAATTTTTTGCAACTATACTAAAATAAGAAAATGCTCTTCCTTTTCCTTGTGTATATTTAGGTAGTTTCTGTAGTATAAAAGATATTACTTCATATTGCTTGTCCTCTGTAGCTCCATCCATATACGGGAACTTAAATCTATTTATTATATTCTGAGATAATTTCCATATAGGATAATGTATATGTTCAGAATATATTTTGTTTCTTTTTGAACCACTTTTTTCTTTATTATATGCAACGATAGCCTTTTCTGTTATAGGAGTGAAGTACATTTTATTTTTTCTCTTTCTACCCCTCCTAACAATATTAGGATTTAACAATTCCTCTAGTTCTTTTTGATATTTTGGTAAATTTACATAAAACTTATCAACAGGACTAGTCTTCATTCTTTTCTCCTAGCTTTTCTACAATTGATAATAAAGAAGAGAATATATCTCCTACCTCATCATCTTTTTCAAAAGCCTGTTTGCTATCTATTTCTCTCATATTACTTATTGCAGTTCTTATTTTTTGCTGTATATCAAAGTACTCTAAATCCTGTTCTTCTATAATTTCTTCTAGCTCCTCAACCTTTTTCATCATATTTATTGTTGAATAAATAAACATAGCTGTTGTACAAATACAAATATATCCTATTATTTCCATTATTTTTTCTCCTTATCACCAAAAAGACCTGCAAATATATCATCAACAGATTTGTTTGCCGTTGCAGTGTCTAAAGATTTCTTTTTATGTGTTGTTTTTGAAGCTTTCTTAATCTCAGACTGTACTTTATTTATTTCACCTTCTATTTTAGATGCCATTAAGTCTGCCTGATGCAATACCAAAGGTAAATTAGTTTTGAAGTTTCTATCAGAATTATAATGTTTGAAATATTGAGTATTTGCATCATCATATAATCCATCATGTACCATAATCGCTATCATTTCATTTTCAGAAAACTCAATACCAAATTTTTGTAACAACCATAAACTTCTATGTTGTACAGGCATCCAATTTATTTCTGGATTAAGATTCCAAAGCGAGCCTTGATTTTTTCTATGCCATTCACTTGGATTTGGTACATATAAATCTTTATCAAGGTCGCCATACTTACCTAAGTCGTGGTTAAGTGCACAAAACATTAATTCTTCTAATGTATAACCTTCCATATTCGAACCCATATGTTTCCAAAGGTCATATGTATGTTTAGCTGCTTTACAAACTCGTAATACATGTTCAACATAACCACCTACAAAAGCATTGTGGTAGTTTATATTCCCTGATGCTGGTGTAAACATCATTCTGTCTTGAAATGATTTATACATAGCACTTAATTTTTCTTTTCTATCACCATCAAAATTTTCTTCAATGATATTCATTAAGTCATTCCAATTTTGTAGTAATTGTTCTTCTGTTAAATTCATGAATTTACCTCTATTCTATTTTTTACCTTGTTCCAATAACCTACTGTAGCTGGATTGTTTATACCTCTTGGTCCTCCATTCCAGCACCTTGCCATTTCTTCAGCAGTTGTTAGTCCATAATAGTCACAAAAGATATTAAACATTTCAATTGATTTTATCCTACTCCATCTATCTTCATATGTATATCTTTTTATACTACCTTTTCTTTTTAATATTCTATTTATATCATTAACCATAGTTTGTCTTATTTGTAAACAGCCAACTGCGTCTTCACTTGCATTGTATGCAGAATCATTATAACTAGATTCTACAAACATTATAGAAGATAGTAAACTCTTACCGTTAATTTTTATATTAAAATCAAATATTTGTTTGTCCCATTCTAAAGTATCTATTTCTTTTCTTAAGCTATCAATAATATTACACAGACTATCATTTGACTCAATATTATATTTTAATTCTTTGTTTATATCTTCGATTTCATTTTCATAATCTAATGATATAATCAAAAAAGCTGTCACAGTTGCGACAAGCATAATGTAGGGTATGTATGTTTTCATTTTAATCGAATAAGAGTTTTAATTGAGCTGGATTTCCTTTTTCTTTATCTTTACCAAAGTTTTCTTCGATACTGCTATTGGAATATCCTAGTGCATGAGCAAGTCTTTTGCAAGTTCTTTTATATTCTTGTATTGATAAATCAGACGGTATACTAAACTCTATTATTTGAGGTTCTTTTGATTTGATACCGCGAGTATATTTTATTTTATCTAATGTCATTTCATATTTCTCCATGATTTGATTATATACTATAATATAACAAATTTTTCTTACATATAAAAATAACTAGCTGAAAAGTTTTGTAACTAAATTTTCTGTAACCTTACCATTCATTATTTTAGAATAGTTTTTAATTTTTTGCATAACAACCTTTTTATCTTTTTTCCATCTAAGGCCTTTTAATTCTTTTTTGAGTATATTAACTTGTACTGCAGCTTTCTGCATATAGTCTTGTTTTTCTTTCTTTGTATATCTTACTTTCTTTTCTATTATTGTTGGAGGTTTAGTACCTTTCAGCTTAGGTTGTTCTACACCTCTAAAGTATACATTTCCTTGTTTGTCTACAAATTCTTTCATAAAATGCCAACCTGAAGGTCGACCTAAATTTCTTCTTGTTTTTATTTCTGGTGCATCGCACATTTCCATTACACATTCATGACATGTAACTGCAGTTGTATCTTCTGATACATTTTCAAACTGACCGCATATCTTACATTCCATATATCTATATGTTCTGTTTTTATCTTGGTTCCATCTGAATCCTTTTCTATATTCTACTGCATATTGTGTCATTGTTTTTTGCCTTTTACTTTGTTTCTTATATTATTAAGTATATTCGAGGTAGAGTTTATTTTGCTCTCAAAGTCCTTAATTTTACGTAAACCGTTGGCTACCTCACTGTTAAGTGTCTCAACTTTTTCTAACCTGTTCATTCCAGATAAATCTAAACCTAAATCTTCCATTTCATTTTTAGTTTTTATCGTACTAAATGCGAAATTAGCGGCTACAACTAAGGCTATTGCTAGTGGGTCAAATACAAATATTATAAGTAATAAAAACCAATTTACAACCTGCCCCATATCTTTACCTGTTGTTTCTGCTAAATATTTTAATGGCCCTAGTTCTCTTTCAGCTTCGTTGTTTATCTCTTTATCTAACAAAGCAATGTCTGTTTTATTTATAGAATCCAATACAGCTTCTAATTTTATGTTTATATTATCTCTATCATTAATTGTATTTTCCAACTCTGATTGCAAAGCTCTTCTTGCAGAACTAGATGTGGATGTGATTACTTTCTCAGCCTCTTTGTCGTACCACGATACTTGAGCTGGGTTAGATAGTGATATTCTTAAATCAGATATTGATTTGTTTAATTGTGTTTTTTCAATTATTAAATCGTCTTTAGTTTCTTGGAAACGAATTTGTTTTTGATTTAATATCGCAAGTGATTTATCTAATAACTCTGATTTAGTTGCAGTTTCTTGATATGCTCCAGATAAAAATCCGTATATACCACCGCTAGTAATTATCATTAAAACAAATACTGCAATTGATAAGTAATATTTAAGCCATTTGTTTATTGTATTCCAATATTGATATAATAAAGAAGCACATACCAACTTTGCAAATTCTAACGAACCAGCCATTATAATTACCTCTAATGAAGCTCCTGCAAATAGATGGCTTAATCCAAAAACTGAATAAAATGCTGCAGAGCCAGATACAGCTAATGCAGATAGTGCTATAATTGTAGGAAAAAGTTTTTTCATTAGTTCCAGTCAAGCTTATTTATATTTTGCTGGCTGTCGTATACTAATGTATACAATGTTTTTTTACCTATTTTCTTTTTTCGTATTTCTGTTTCCAATATACCAAAACTAAGTAATTGAAATTTTATTCTATGTATTTTTGATAAATCATAATTACTTATACAAGTTAAATTATCTATAAAACTTATTACAACCTTATTTTCATAATCGGTTTCATCGTCATCTTCAAACGCGTCGTCAAAACTTATATCTTTATTTTCCGTTGGCCATATACTACCATCAGTAGGGTCTGATTTATATCCATCGAATGGAGGTATCAAAGGCTTTCCAGAAATTACTCTTTCAATATAATAATTTTTTAATTTATCATCTATTTTTTTAATCCAGCTAGCAAATATTTCTAATTCGTTACTAAATATTATTTTATCGTCTTCAGAAAGAATAGTCCAAAATTCTTCTGCAGTTATATCACCGTTTTTCTTTTTATATGGTTTTTTGGATGTATCACTTGTCCAAGTTCCGGGTTTATCAAATTTTTTCTTTTCAGAGTTAGAAAAATATTTCAATATATCTATCATTCTATCTATTGAATTAGGATTCTTACCCATTGTATATTTTGGCTGAGGTAAAACATCTTCTTCCTTGTATGTTATTTTAGGTATAAGAGTTTTTAGATTAGAATTTAATAACTCTTTTATTTCTTGGCACTTTTCATATTCTTCTGTTTCTATGTAATGCTCTATAATATCTTCAAGAATTATTTTTAATTCAGACTCTTCTACATGAAGCGGGTCATATAACATAAATATCTCCCTACCAGTACCTCCTAAATTTTCCAACTTAAGTTTACCAGTAACGACTAAATATGTCGTTTCAAATGCTTGACTTAACCCTTTGTCATCTTCTGCCATAATTTTTTCCATTTGTTTATTTTTTAATCCTCCAACCTCCGAAGCTTTTACGACATGGCTTCTTTTCACCGTTGGGTCAAGGTGCTTAATTAAGCAGCCATCGCCATTTCAACTTGTTCGCCAGTTAATTGCGTTTGAACTTCCTCATATCCTTATCTCTCTGTCAAATCCAGTCAGCCCCATATTGTCAATAAAATTTAGTGGAGCTGGTGGGTTTCGAACCCACGTCCAAAAGAGTAGCTAATATAAGTAATAGCGTTCAAATATAAATATCATATATATTATGCTTTTGTTGCTTTTGAAACTCTCTTCTTATAAGAATTTCTTCTGTAATATTTCTTAGATTTTTTTGCTTGATTTTCTTTTATCTGCTCTTTTAGTAGATTGTTAACAAACAATTTGTCATCTAATAAATTACTAATACCTTGATATCTGTTGACTAAATAAACAGTAGCTATAATAGCTCCTATTAAAAGTCCTAATAAAAAACTCAATACTGATGTCATATTATTCTCCTTTTATCTATATGTACCTGAAGTAGAATCTAGCATACCAATTCTAACAGCTTTTCTATATGTAGATTGAGCATCATATAACTCTTCAATAAGTCTGTTAGTTTCTGAATGTGTTAATTCAAATCTTTTACCATCTATTTTTAGAGTACAAATAATTGGTTGGTTAGCATCTCCTTGAGGATTTTTTGCTTTAGGTCCTTTCATAAGTTCTGTACTTATTGTTGACCAAACTTTTCCATACTTATTTGGATTAAAAGCTTTTTTCTGATTGTGTTTAATTGGTAATTGATTACCAGGTCCGGTTCTTTCTCTAAATGTCTTTGCCATTTTTGTTTAATTTAATTTAAGTTAATAATTATTTTAATTTTAATTTTATTATTTAATATATTATTAGTAATACTAATATTATTAGTTTTAGTACTAATATATTAAAAATTTCTGACAAATAAAAATATTTTAGTACTTTTATTTGAATTTATATAAACCTTCTAATAATTGTGTCATATATACATTTATTAGATTTTGTTTGTATTCTATAGTCTCATCTTTAGACATTATTTTATCAATATAATGACATACAGGGCTATCTGCTGGCATGAAAATAGCATCAGCTTTATAATATAAATCAGTTATACCTTTAGCGCCATTATACTTAAATGCAGATATTATTCTTTCTTTATCTATATGTCTTTTATTAAATCCCATTTTTCTGTTTCTCTAATTGTTTTATAAAGTATCGTTCATGTCTTTTTTCTGGTGTATAAAGATATATACAAGAAGCTTGTGAGTTTCTAGCAATGCCAGACAATACAGCTCCATTATATATTGACGACATCACCTTTTTACCTTTTGGTATATGACCACCTTCACCATCTTCTTTCCAAGTAACGTTTTCGTAATGAGCCATTATTTTACCTTTGCATCTTATTAGTATTTCAGTAGCCATTGTTTTATAGTCTTTATTTGAATATCCTTTTGCATAATCAATCCAATCGGTATCTCCATAAGGGTCTTCGTTAGTTGACTGTCTTACATTTAGTACAACAACTTTTCTATTATTTTTTATAAAATCTTTTTTAAGCTCAAGTAAATCTATATTGATACCTGTACTTAACTCTTCTTCAAGTCTATCAAATTTTACAAAAAAGTCTTTACCACCGTGGCCTCTTTTTATATTTAACAATCCTTCAGGTATACATATTTGTGGAAATTTCCAGCAATTCTCAATCATCATTGTTTCTGCATTTTCTGCATCCTCACGTGACTTAAATCTTCCAAGAAGTCTAAATTTGAATTCGTTTTTCTTTAGCCATTCGCCTTTTTTACTAAGGTCGTTTTCATTTATATGATTAGTTACCCTATCTTTCTGTCCTACACCAACATAAGCATATAAATCTTTTTTATTAAAGTAACCGTATACGTAATACTTATAACTCTTCATATTCTATTGATTTAATGTGATTGCAAAAATATAATAAATTTTCATTTCTTAATACTGTATCGCAATGAAAAAATTGTTTTAATATACCCATATCTGGATTTTTCAGTTGTTGTTCAGGTATTGTTCTTACCAAGATATACATCTCACCATTTTTAGTGTATATTATTTCTCCACGTTTCATATATCTTTTTTATAATTTCGTCAAATAAAACATAGCCAACAACAGCACTAGCTACTCCTATCATAATAGGCCACCACCACCAAATAGGTAACGTAACTATCCACCAACTCCAGTTAATAATTCCAAGAATTTTTAATATTATTAAAAGAATTGCAATAGTATAATATGGGTAGTCTTTTATAAATTTAATCATTTCAAACTTCCATTTAGAAAATCCTTTTGAGAGTTTATTGCTTTATCTAAATCAGATTCTCTTATTACTTTATTACCTTGTGACTTCTCCTGTTTCTTTTGTTCTTTCTGTATAGCGTTAACAATACTCAAAGCAGATTTATTTCTTTTTATTATTCTAGAATCTGTCATACATGGGTATATTGTAAAACCTCTACTATCTTCTACTCTTATTTTATAATCAGGTGTACCGTCATCTTTATTTGTACATTCAGTTATTTTTCCTGTTAATATATCTCCTGTTAAAAACTTAAATGTTACAATGTCTCCAACGTTATATTTGTGTGATTTCTTTTTACTCATAATTATTTATTTTTACTTAATTTTAATAAATCAGTTGTTACTTGAATTGAGTTAACTACCATATCCCAATCGTAATGTTTTCCAAAATGCATCCAAGTACCGTGGAAGTTTTCTTGACCTCGTGTGTTTGTATCGTCAACTAAAATATCTCCAATTAACATATCTTTTCTATGTGTTAAAAACATTTTTCTAGATAATTCAGGTAAATGTTCTACAATCCAATTTCTTTTTTGACCCCAAGAATCAGGATGGTTCCACGGAGGTGTTGTCGCTATGAATACATCATGACCCATGTCAATTATTTTACGTACAGATTCTATTGCATTAGGCATAGGTTCAAATTTTGAAAAGTCTAATACCTCATCTGGTCTTTTTACATCTGGAATCTCAGCAGCTGCTTTTGCAAAATTCGCTAGTACTCCATCCATATCTATAAATATAGTTAATCTCATGATTTATTTTGTTTTTTGATTATTTGTTCGCATACAGAGTTGAATGCAGAACCGGTATCGTGTGCAGGGACAGTTTTACCAAAGACTAATTCGTTGTTTTTATAAATTGTTAGCAAATTCTGATTTGCGTCTAATTTAACTTTATAGCTACCAATAGTTTTTTGCATGTTTATTTGTTATTTGTTAATATAGTACTAATATAATAAATTTTTCCGACATATAAAAGGATTTTACAGCTTTTTTTGAAAAGTTATTAACAATCTCTTTCACCTTCGTATATGTGTTTAAGTACCGGGAATCTTAATGACCATTCTCCGTCTTTGTTTTGGCTCTCCTCAAAGTATTGTACTGTTACAGTTTTTCCAAGAATCTTATTATGGTCTTCATAGAATTCTTTTCGCTGGTCTATACTAAATCCAGAACCAACACCTACTTTGTTACCTTTGTGTATAATTGTTATGTTACTAAGACAATTTATAGTTTTTTCTCTACCATCTTCAACTACTCGTATATCTCCATTTGTAGCACCAACAACTTTGTATTCTGCATCGTGAAACTTTTTTACTTTTAGAATATCCTTCGAACGCTTACCTTTATATCCTGAGTTTTTACGAATCATAATACCTTCATGACCGGCAGCTGTAGCCTCATCATTTAGTTTATTAAAATATTCTACATTAGGTATAATATCCTGACCAAGTACTTCGATAATATTTTCATTACAGCCAGCTACATGCAATGCGCTAATGGAATTTTCATATCTTATACGTAATGGTATCTCACCTTTTTGTTCGTCAAATTCCTGAAGTGTTAACATATCGAACACAAACATCTTGAGGTTATCAATGGTGTGGTTTTTACGTCTTATTTGTTTCATAATATCTTGGAAGTTTTCATTTCCATTTTCATCGACAATACAAACCTCGCCATCCAAAACAAAATCACCTTCTATTTTGCTAACCTCGTCCAATAACTTACCTAGCGTTTCGAATTCTTTACCACTTCTTGAATGAGCTGATATCTCATCTTGTTCTTTACGTATAATACATCTTACACCATCAAGTTTTCTAGAACCAAACCACTCTTCGTTTTCAAAGTCTGGCATTTTGTCTATAGCTTCTGCCAATGCAACTTTGAATTGTGGTATTAGTCCAGGTATACCTTTGTTGATAATACTTGCAGCTGTACGAGTTTTTAGGTCCTTGTCTAATATATTATATATAAGTTGTTCATGTTCTTTATTTGCAAGTATAAAAGCATTGACTGCACCAACTGCAGCGTGACCTGTAAGATGTCTATTACTTAGGTCATCGAGTAAATCGAATAATTCGTAAGCATCATCGCTATCACAAATATGAGATAATTTTTTACAGTTTTTAGAACCTACGCCAAATTGTACATAAGGACTATACACTCTGACAAGAATTTCTTTTATATTATCCATTTCAGAGTATTGTTCAAATACTTTGATTTTTGCATTAGTACTAGTAGAATGATTTAGGTCATTAACTAGTATACTCAGGGTTTTTAAGGTGTTCATATTAAATTATATTTTCTGATTCTCTAGCCCACTCTAAATCCTGTTCTAAGGAGCATGGCACTTCTATCTCTTCCTCCTTAACAGAGTACGTAGCTCTAACTCTATCAGTTATTTTTTTATCTATTTCTTTTAATTTAGCAATCTCTGCTTTTAGTTCTAAAAATCTTTCTTTTGTCATTTTTTTATTATTTAATTTTTACTGAATATATTTTTCTAATTATTGGTCTACCATAATCATCGTCACCATCGTCGTCCTCGTATAAATCAACAAAGGATTTTATACCTTTTTCGGCTAGCTTACTAACTAATAATGTAGCGTGATTTTGATTGTAGCATTTTAGATAAGGTTCTTTCCAACGATTCCCATCTTGGTCACTGCATCTAGTCCATCTTAATAGACTTCCAGCTATTTCTTTGATAATTTCTAATTTAATGTTTGAGATAGGCTTCATAAAAGCGCCGTGGATAGTAGTTTCGATATTGTTCATTTATTAGTTATTTGTTATTTATACTATAAATATACGCAAAATTTCCGAGATATAAAAACTTTTAGCGGGTTATTTTCAATAAATTTTGAAAAGTTATTAACAATTATAATGTACCTAGATAGAATACTACTATCATCATAAGTACATATATTGCTGGAGTTATGTCTATTTTGTTTTCCACGTATATAAATATTTTTAGTTTAACTGGAGATTGTTAACTTAATGTTAACTGATTGTTAAATTATAGTACCCCGACGGAGAATCGAACTCCGGTTACCAGGATGAAAACCTGGCGTCCTAACCACTAGACGACCGGGGCAAATAATTAAGGAGGCATTAAGCTACCGCTAGGAAACTACATGTGTCAGAACTAGTTTAAGCTACCTATTCTCAGCCTCCTTAATTTAATCGTAAAACTCTATACCATTACCACCTATCCATTTTTTATGTTCATCACTAACCTGCCATTTATATTTAGTAATATACCAAATCTCATCAGCCTGCCATTTGTACTTAACAAAGAAAACTTTGTACTCCGCTTCCCACTTATATTTACACCAATATACTACATTGGCACTTAAGCTAGACTTCTGACTACTATAATATTTAAGATAAGTAGCTTGAGATTTAGTTGAGGTAATATAAACAAGAATATCAGCATCCCATTTATGTTTAGTTTCAAAACAAGTTTGACCATTAGACAGAAATGGAGATATAGCTAGTAGTAATGTAATTATTCTAATCATCTTTTTCACTGTTAATAAAAGCAATAATAAAACTATATAAAAATATCAGGAATCCTATAGGCCATATAAGAATACTAATTATTTTGTCATAATCATCTAGACTGTGTTTCTTTTCAACTATAAACTTTCTGTCTATAAAATCATACATGACTTGAAAACAAGCACCTATAAAAAGATATAGTGATATATAATAAAGCAACGTCATTTCAATTTACTCAATAAAAAATCTAACTTAGATTCTATTATGTTAACTCTTTCTAATATATTATTCAAGCGCGCAACTTTCTCATTCCCATTTTCGCCCGGCGGCTCGGGTACAAATTTTTTCCCATTCGGGGCGCGGTGTTTATTATTTTTTTCGTTCATCGTCTTTTCCGTGTTTGTCTAAGTTTTTCATAAATTCTTTGTGACGTGTATTGCTATCGATGTGTTCCATTATTTGTGAAGATACATACAATCCGATTATCACACCGACGCCTAACACTACAACAAGTGAAAATGTGTCCATATTATTTCCTTTTTAATTTTTTAATTTTATCCGAATAAGTTTCATATATAGCTTGTATAATAGTACATACGATACACGTTATACATATAAATACAAATATAAATCCAAAGTATTGCATAGCTGTTTCCATATTATCTTAGTATGTTAAATTTTTTCCAATACATATTACATTTAATTAACTCGCCATTAGGTATTGTCCAATCAATATCATTAATACATTGTTCTATTAAATAATGTACTTCTCTTTTACAATCAACAAACGTGTCATATTCTGCTGCAGAAACTGAAGGTCCTGCTTGTTCCCATATATCCATTCTCTTTATCAACTCGTTAAGTTTTGGTAAATGTTTGTGTTGCTTCATTTTAATTTATCTTTAATAACTGTATATGCATAGCCTACAACTGGTGTAGACATTATTAACCATAATAAGCTTGGATGTGGTTCTCCACATAATCCTAGTGCGTGTCTTAAAAATTCTATCATGAGTGTTTCCAATTTCTAAATGCATAAGTAATTTCTTCGTCCACTTCATAATTATCAGTATTACTAATAGGTTGCTGAGGTATAGGTAATAAGGTATTGATAATGGTACGTAGATTAAATACATGGGTAGAACTAATAACATGACTAGTATATAGGGATTCAATCCAATCGATACACCAAGTACGGCCGCGGTCAAGATTGTGTTCCAATTGCTTTAGGGTACGCATATAATCGTCTTCAGTAGGCATGCGAAATGTTGCAACGCTACCGGTAAGACGTGTATTAGACTTAGGAGATTTACCACCACGTAGACCTCGCATAATACCATAACCTGCACGCTGCGCTAGTTTGTTAACCTTTGCTGCTGTAGCTTTGTCCATAACCTGAATAGTATTACCTGTTTTGTGGTATGTAATATCTACACAAGATACAGCTTCGACTGTACTACAATCTATACATTCTTTATAGCCTAAATTTATTCTACCTTCTGGTATCATAGTTCCACATTTACATTTATTCATATATATGTTGTTTAATTTTATACTACTAATATAACAATTTTTTTTGATATATAAAAGGATTTTGCATAAAAGTTATTAACAATTTTCTCTCATTATACATTCATTCCATATTTCATTGCACTGTAACTTTTCGTCTTTGCTTATGTCGTAGTCCATAGGCTTGTCGTGAATCTCTAAGATTAACGAATTGACAAAATCTATACTTGAATCCATAGGCATAGTTAATTTTCCTGGTTTACTGGTAAAGGGTGCTATTCTTTTTCTTAGCTTCCTTAATAACCTTAATGCTCTATTTTTATTTGTTTCTTTCATATATGTTGCTGATGGTGTACCATCATGTCTTAAACAGTTGTTGCTAGGGCAAAAAATTCAGCCCCGATGTGAGAGCAGCCTAAAGCTCCAGAAAAGAAACTTTTTGTTTGCTGCTTACAAGTAATTAGGCCAGGTATGACATTTTGTCATTTCCTAGCCAATTACCACCTAACAACATTATTCGTCTTCTACGTTAAATAATTCTTCATTTGATGCGTCTACCGTGTCTTTGTCATAAGACCACTTTTGTACAAGTTGTTTAACGAAGGTTCTTTCGCTATCTATACCTCCACTAGCATCATATTGTGGATAGATACAAACCTCTGCTGCCTCCTCTAGTGTAAAGCCATCATAAAGTAAGCTAGCCATCTCTACCGAATTCCTAGTAGATATAGCCGTTGATATACGTGGTGTTTCTGTAGTTATTTCTATTCTTGTACCACCTACTATATCCGCTATAGCCTCTATCCTATTAGTATCTACCTGTGGGAATAAGTATGATAATAGTTCTTGTTCTTCATGTGATTTTAATACATCCATTTCTACTATTATGAATCTATCTAATAATGCTCTATCCATAACTCTTGTTGCTGTATATTCATTACCTATATTAGCAGTAGCTATAAATGTAACTCCTTTTGCTACTTCTATAGTTGGCGAACCGTCAGCTTCATCCAGCCTTAAGTACCTTTGGCCTTCATCTAATACAGTCATTAAGATATTATGAGCATCGGGATGAGCTCTGGATAATTCGTCTAATAAGATAACCGCATTTGGTGTCTGTATAGCTTTAACGAAAAGAGCTTGTGAAAAGAAGGTACCTTTTTCTTTGTCAAAGTGCGTATTACCAATTAATGTAGAACGTGGGTCTTGTGTTGCCCCTAGATTGAAATAGAAGTCTGGCCTATCTAGTGCTTTTACAACAGATTTGGCTGCCATTGTCTTACCACAACCAGCAGGACCAGTCATCATAATGTTCTTACCCCTTACTGCAGAACGCATAAGGTATTTCCATTTTAACGTATCCATTTTTAATAAATCAGGTTTAAGCTCATCCGATGTCTTAATAAATTGCATCAACTCTACTTGTTCCTTAGGTAGATTTGGATTGTCTACCTTTTTCTTATTAAGCTTAGTCTGCGCTAGCTCATTATTAAAATCTGTAATATTACCAGAAGAAGCAGTACCATAAGTAGCATCCTCACCAGCTAGTTTAACAGATAATAGTATATTGTTTTTGTACGAATATTTACATTTCTCTGCCGCCTTCGTATTAGCCTTAGCAGTATAGACGTCACCTTGCTTATTACTAAACTTGTTAGTGTCTATAGGTTGAAAAAATAATTTTTGCATAATGTTAGGTTTTAATGTTTATGATTTATACTATAAATCTACGCAATTTTTGTGACATATGAAAGGAAATTGCAGCCTTTTTTATAAAAGTTATTAACAATTATAGTAGTACGTATCCAGGATATAGAGACAAAGCTAGTTTTTTTGCTTCCATAAGGTTAATAGATTCAACTACTGATTTACGTACCTTACCAGGGAATGCCGGGCATGTTAGGTATACTGTGTACTTTTCCATGATGTTATGTATTTATGATTTATACTATAAATATAGGCAATCTTTCCGACATAAAAAAATATTTTCAATGACAATTTGGCAAAAGTTTATGACAATGTGACATCGCTTTAGATGTGTCATACAGTACATCTAAGACACCCTGTTCTACGCTAGCCAACAGTGTTAGAGACATACGTAATACCCCATCTAGACTCTACGTAATAACATTCACCCTACCTCAGAAATACTCTCTAGCCGTAGGAAAATGCGACTACGACGCGTGTGTGCAAGGTCAAATTGGATTTCTGATATATCTTAGATGCCATATATAGGTATATATCCATAGTTATCCTGTACGTACTTAGTATATGAGAGCTCTTGATACATGTGAACTTATTTACGTTTAGATGCTCTCTGTTTGCGTGCTAGTTGTAAAGCATAGTCATATCTATCACGAGGTTCCCTACCATCCATAATACCTTTCTTTTGCATATCGTTTAGTATTTTGAATACTTCTTCTCTTAAGCCTTCATAATACGCTTCATACATTATATCTTCTACACTCATTATTCGTTTCTCTTTGTTATTGATTTGAACCATTTAATTAATGTTACTGCACATATTATAGTATCGTATATACTATCTATTCCATCTACCCAACACCATATATGTAATATTAACCACATAACAGGCTTTGATTTTCTAAACCATCTTTTCCTTGTTCTCTTTCTTTTTGCTCTACTTTCTTTAGTATCACAACTACTACATTCTACCTTATTACGTAACTTATCTCGAGTCTTTCTTAATCCTGTAGATATACCTGCTCCACCTCTTGCTATAGGCTTTCCATATTTCTTAAATACTTTTTTCATATCACACTCTTAACTAATTGGGTCAGGTTTAAGGTTAATCATATCTTGACTTTCAAATCCATAATCCCATAAGATTTCTTCGTCTTTATCTATATCTTTACATGCTGTACCAACCATCAATCTTTTTGCTTTGTTCAATGACCATTTCAGATTTGGTTTTAATGGTATATTTCCATCACCTATTCCTTGCCAACTACTGCAATTAACAACACAAGCTTTACCTAAAGGTATAAAGTCTTCTTCATATGAATCTTCACCTGGTTCTCGCCAAGCGAACTTGTATCCTCTCATCTGATACGTGTTTTTCACAAACAATTCATAAGGTATCACACATTCCATGATTACCTCACCGTCTTTAATCTGTTCATCGGCGAATACTCCATATCCATCCAATTCACTCTCTTTAACATAACATCTATCTATTAACTTACTCATATCTGTTCTCCTTTTATACGGACAATTCTTACAACCATTATTACAACAAAAACCTCTTTTTAATAAAAATTCTCTGCTTAAAGGTTTCATTACATTTGCGGTTCATCGTATGTCTCATCTTTATATTCTGTCATACGTCTTTCATGTTTCCATTCATCATTATCATAATCATAATCGTCTGGATATAGTGGAGCTTTCCACCATTCATATATACCCCATATCCAAATGACTGTAAATATTATTAGTATTATTTCCATAATTTCTCCTTTTTTCTTTATTTCCAACACGTGTTCTTTTCACGCTGTTGGATGGACCACGCGCCCCCAATGGGATTTAGAGTGAACCCCCGCACCAATTGTATATAGCCGCCGCCAACATTGTTAAAAATAGTCCTAATGCTGCAATGCAGAAGAACATCATACTGTCTCTATATTGTTTATCTGTTTTCATATTTTTTTATTTTTTGTCTTAAATTCTATAGGATTTTGAGTTCTTGTTCTATAACCTCTATTATCTGGTTTTAATATCATAATTTTTCCTAAACTTAAAACTCTTATTATTAAATGTAATATTATTGCAAAGAAAAGTATTACGTACATAAATATCATAATCTTTCTACTAACTAATAAAATATCTATTTCATCTTCTTCATTGTTATATGATTTAAGTACCTCAGCTCTATGATTTCCATCCATTAAAATATATCTGTCTTTATGAAAAAATGATTTACGACCTTTGATATAACCATATTTTTCAGATGCCAATCCTTCTTTTTTTAAGCTAGTTTTTAATTTTTCCCAATCATAACCTTTACTATCTATATCAAATTTACTACTTAAATGTTTTAACTTAACCTTATGTATTTTATAAAATTTAATCATTATCTTTATACTTTAGATAATGTTTTTTCTTGTCTTCCTCTATCTCTCTTTGCTTGACTTCTTCTATTATATCTTGATACGTAAGACTTGTACCACCTGTAGGTAATTTTACATCATCAGCTACATCATCTGGATTTAACTCTATATTATCAAGGTCTTTTAGATTTACAGGATATCCATCATCATCTAATTCTATACCTTCATATCCTTTACCTAATTTTTTAAGCCAGTCTTTTGGCATTCTTTTATCTCTACCAAATACATTACCAGATATTAGATAATAGCAATTGTAGCAAAGTATTTCCAAATTATCAATATCGTAATTTTCTCTGTTACCATCTTTCTGTGATAGTAATATAGGCATTTGACCATCTATCACTCTAACCTCATTAAAACCACATGATTCACACTGCATAGGTTTTAAGTTGGCATTAATCAGTCTTTGTTTCAAATGATTTAATGGATATTTTTTATGTTTATTATTTAATATCTCATCAAGAGGTATCTTGTGTTTTCCTTTTGTTTTCTTTCTTGATTTTCCTCTTGGTATATAAGTCTTAATAGTATTAGTTTCATAATCCCAAGCAGAATGTAATTCCAATAAAGTTTTACCTGTTTCACTATCAATATAAGATTCTGCCCATTTTTTATATGTATTATATGATATGCCTAAGTATTTTGCTGCCTGTAAATTAGAACGTGTCACTCTCATAGCATCTCGAATATCTGATTCAAGTATGATATAACCTTTCTTTGTTCTTTTTACTTTAGGCGTAATTCTCATTATCCCCAATCCTCCATTCTGTCAATTGAATAATCTTCTGCCTCAAAAACCTCTTCATTTTTTGTTATCTTTTCTCTTTTAAGAGGAATGTCTATAGTATTTTTTGGCATGTTACTATCATTACCTACCATATTAACAATAGATGCTTTAACCTTTTTTGGTTTTTTATCTAATTGTCTAGTCCAGTGTTCTGATGTAAAAGCATTTTTATATGCATCATATACACTGTTAGCATGTTGCAGCTCAGGCCATTCTTGATTGACAACGTTTTTACCTTTTGCTTGTATATAAAATCTACCATCTGATGTAGTTTTTAATTCTGCACCTTTGAATTTTCTATGAACCACCTTTTTCATTTTTTGGAATTCATGTCTGCGTTTTTCTATATTCATATTATAATCTTTTATTTTCATGAGTGTGATGTAACATTTTATCAAATATCGCTTTTCTTATTGGACTAAGTCCTTCAATCCAATTTTCAAAATCACCTGCCTTGACGTGTTTGAATTCAGGAAATTCATCAAATAATGTATGTTTATTTTCTGTTTCTTTATCTTCAAGTACAGCAAACTCATCTGTTGTTATTATTACTCCAACATAATCATTTGATTTTTTATATGTTGAATATCTTTCAGGATTTATTATTCCTGCTACTGCATCCTTTTTGGGGATATAAATTTGTATTTTCATATTTTTATTATTTAGTTGCAAATGTTTTATTTATTGTTCTTGCCAAATCAATTAGTTTTGTTACGTTAACATTTTCAGCATCTTTTCCATACATTTTTTTGAAGTTAGCTATATCGCTAGAGTATTTACCTGAAATAAAATAGCTAAGTACCTTGATACCTCTTGCTCTCATGTTTTGTACTTGTTTTTTTGTATGATTATAAGCCGCTAAACCATAGTAGTTTATATCTTTATTTTCAAAGTATGGTTCACCGTCAGAAAAATTAATGAAATAACTGTCAACTCC